TGCGAGAAGCCGGCAGCCTCGAGGCCCAGAGCGGCCCCCCCAGCTCCAGCGAAGAGTTCGATGACGTTCATGGTGCTCCCTCTGCAACGCTCAGGGACGCAGGCCCCCGGTAGTTTCGGACCCAGACGAACCATGCATACTCGCAGGCGTCCGTTCTGCCTCCCGTGAAGCTGGGGCGCTTCGACAGGACGATGACTCGACGAAGGGGGGACCTCTCACCGACCAGATCGATCCGGCGCCGCGAGGAGCCCAGGAAGTTCAGCCGGAGCAGGAACGCGACCTTCGCGTAATGAGGGACGAGCTCCAGCGCTGCTCGGGCGAAGTCAGCAGCGAGCCGATAGGGCGGATTCCCGACGACCGCGGCGGCAGGCGACAGCCCGCGCATCCTCGAGGCGTAGAACAGGAAGTCCCCCTCGATGACGCGGAGCCCCGCTCTCGTCGCTTCTGCGGCCCTTTCGGGGTCAAGCTCGACCCCGAAGCCACGGAACGCCCCGGGGCGCCGCTTGGCAGCCCTGAGGGCCTTGAGGATTGACCCGTCCCCGCATCCGGGATCGAGGACAAGGGGAGGGAACTTCTCGCGCTCGAGCAGGGCATCGACGCACCACTTCGGGGTCCTGTAGAAGTCGAGGGGCTCTCTGGCTGCCCCGCGTCCTGTGGCGCTCATATCTTCGCCCCGAAGCTTCGGGCCTTCTGGAGGACATCGTCGTCGGATGCTGCTCCCTGCCTCCTGGAGCTTCCGCCTCGATCCTGGGCTCGCCGGAACCAACCAGAGAGGAAGCGGGGGATCTGAGTCTTCTTCCTCTGCGGCTGGGACGACTCCCAGGCGAGGGCCGAGCGGGCCTCTGACAGGATGTCGATCCCGGGATAGGCGTCCCGCTGGATCTGAACCCACGAGGCGAGCTGGTCGAGTCTGCCGAGGGTCGGGGGCTTCTTCTCGCTCCCCCGCGGAGAGCCTGGACCCCAAGCGGAGAGAAGGAACTCAGCGATCGAGTCGATCTCAGGATCTCCAGTAGGAGAGAACCCTCGATCCTTCCTCCTCTTGTTCTGATCTTTCTTCTTCTGATCTCTCTCGTTCTCACCGGAGGGATCCTCTTGAGGATCTCTCCGGTGTTCTGTATTCCGAATTCCGTATTCCGTATTCCGTATATGGAAACCTTTGGACGACCCTTGGTTGTCCTTTGGTTGTCCTTTGGTCGGCCATAGCCCTTCAGGGGGCTCCGGGCACTTCGATGCGGCCTCGTTTCTGTGGGGTCGCTGCCATGTGGTGAAGCCGGGGAGGTAGGCGAAGAGCCGGCCTCTTATGAGGTAGAAGCGGACGACCTCCGCTTTCTCGAGCTCTGCCGCGAGCACCTGGACATCCGTCTTCGGCTCGTGCGGGAAGGACTCCGCCAGGACCCTGATCGGGATCCAGCGAAGTCGCCCCTCCCTGTCTGCCTGAGTCCACAGGGAGATAAAGAGAAGGCGGGCCTCCGGGGAGCACTTCGCGAGTCCCTCATGCAGGAAGAACTCCGGGTTGATCATCCTGATTCGCGCCACCTCACGCAGCCCCGCCGTCAAGGTCGCAGACTTCAGGGCCGACGCCGCGGGCCGCTTCGACCTGTTCCGCGACCCACTCCTCAAGGTGGGACCGTCGAAAGCGCCAGCGAGGCCCCAGACGGAAGCCGGGGACGACTCCAGCGGTGGCGAGCTCCCTGAGCTTTACCTCGCTCATTCGGAGCAGCTTCGCCGCTTCAGTGGTGTTCAGGATGTCCATATCTCCCTCCTTGCCCACGAACGCAGGCGGATGTATTTCTATGGTCTACGCACGCGCACTGCGGCGCGATAAGGCGTCGAAACGCTATCAAATTGCGCGAAACGAGTCGAGAGGGGAAAGCGAGTGCCTAGAAAGAAAATTCCGGTGCCGGAGGCGGCAGCCGTCTGGTTCCCCGCCCAGGACCCTGGGCCAGGGGCTCTCGACTGATGGCCCGTCTCGATGGCTCTGCTGAGCCGTCCGCATTCAGCGCGGTCATTCCAGGCCCTCCGATCGGAAAGGGTCGCCCCAGGTCAACCGTCCGCGGCGGATACGTTCGCACCTTCACCCCGAAGCCGACGGCAGAGTGGGAAGCTCGAGCCGCTGTCGTCCTGCGGGATGCATGGGGAGGTCGAGCCCCAATAGGTGGAGGAGCTCGAGTAGAGATTCTGGCGCGCTTTCCGCGCCCCCAGCGCATGATCTGGAAGCGGAAAGCGATGCCGGAGGCACCCCATATCGCATCCCCAGACGCAGACAATGTCGCGAAGATTGTCCTGGATGCGGCAGAGAAAGCCGGCGTGATCAGGAACGACCGCACTGTCTATTCTCTAATGATTCGGAAGGTCTACGCCTCTGGGACCGACTCCCCTGGGGTCTTCGTCCGTTTCCGCTTCGACTGAGGATGTATGTTCGGGTGAGGCTCTTTCTTCACTGTGAGGTTGTCTGTGGCGGGTCGAACAACGAGAGAGGAGAAGCTCCGGCGAATCGGGCTCCTCGAGCGAGCGATCTCCGAGGTCGGCTGGAGCATGCAGCTCAAGCGGCGACTGGCCGCGGAGTTCGGGTGTTCGACCAGGACGATCGATCAGTACAGGTGCGATCTCGTCGCCGGCTACCAGACGGAGCTCGAGGGGCACGAGCTCGAGACTCAGCGAGCGGAGTTCCTGGTTCGCCTTCGAGGACATCAGCGAGCTGCTCTGTCTGCCGGTCGCCTGGGCTCCCTGGCTGGGATGATGAACATCGAGAGCAGGATCCTGGGCCTGGACAAGGCAGCAGCAGAGCCAGGCCCCTCGAGCGTCGAGGTCATCCTTCGGGTGCCGGAGATCCTGGACAATGAAAGCGACTCTTGAGGTCCCATATGTCCCGTTCGGAGCTCAGATCGAGGCGCACATGGCGACAGAGGACACCGTCCTGCTTGCTGGGGGCTGGGGCTCGGGCAAGACGTGGTGGCTCCTGGCTGAAGCTCTGAGGAACGTCGCGGCGAACCCTGGCCGGATCGGGGCCATCGTGTCGCCCACCTACCCTCTCCAGCGCCGCACCATCTACCGCTCGATCATCGACCTGTTCCCGGGAGCTACTCGCTGGCCGTCAGGGAACGACGACGCTAGGGCCTGCCTTGGTCCGCTCGTGGCTGACTGGAGCTCTCGCGACCGGGTCCTTCGGATGTACAACGGGGCGGAGATCGTCTTCTGCTCCGCGGAGGACCCCGGCTCCCTGGAGGGGGCGACGTATGCCTGGGCCTGCTTGGACGAGCCTCGCCTGATTCGGCACGATGCATGGAGGATCCTGAACTCTCGAGTCCGCGACCCGCACTCGAAGAAGCTGCGCCGATCGATCGCTGGCGTCCCCGCCTTGGGGTGGATGTTTGAGGAGTTCGGCCGCGAGCGCCCAGGGCGCCGGGTCGTCAGGGCATCGACACAGGACAACCCCCACCTTCCTCCGGGCTACGTCGATCACCTGAACCTGTCGGGGCGCCTTGCTCGCGCCTACCTTCATGGCGAGTTCGTGGTGCTCGAGGGTGTCGTGTATTGGGCCTATGGGGCGGAGTCGATCGTAGACGTAGAGGTCGAGCCGGATCGGGAGTCCTTCGGCTTCCTGGACTTCGGTGGGCGAAAGCCATACTTCGGCCTGATGCAGGTTGTTCCCGACCTGGGCGAGGTGGTCGTCGAGGAGGTTGTTTGCACTGACATCCTCGAGGCTCGTCACGCCAGGGACATCGCTTCGTTCCTCAGGCGGCTTGGGGTGACGATGCTCGACTGCTACTGCGACCCTGCCGGTCGAGCCCGGAACGCCCAGACGGGGCTCTCCTCCTTCCGCGTCTACGAGGATGCCTTCCTGGAGGCCGGCGTGTTGTCGGGGGGCATGCTCTCCCCGCGTGGTCCCATCGAGCGGCACATCCCGAACGGGGTCGAGGCGGTGCGGTCCAGGCTGCAAGCGCACGATGGTCGCCGTCACCTGTTCGTAGCCCGGAGACTGACTGACGGCGAGAGGACGAGCCGATACCCCGGCGGCGCTGTCGGCATTCATGGCTCGCTAATGGGGTACGCCTACCCCCGCGGTCGAGCTCATGCGAACGTGCCGAAAAAAGATGGAGTGCATGACCATGCCTGCGACAGCCTGCGCTACATGATCGTCACTAGGCACGGGGTGCTCGACGCTCCCGACATCAGCGCGCTGAATGAGCCTGCTGACTCGACAGGCGCCTTCGGTTACGGTGGGGGCTCCATCGACCTGGAGGACTTCTGATGCCTGAGACTCCCTGGGCAAAGCTGGGATCGCTCTTCGTTACGAGAGAGCACGCAGAGCATGCGGCCCGCCAGGGGCGCCCCATCGCCATCTACCCCAGCGGGCTCGAGAGCCTGTCTTCCTCGTTCTCTCCTGGCAGCTCTGGAGCGAGCGAGCTCCGGCGCCAGTCGTCCTACGTCGGCACCCTGCCATCTGCGGGCGTCGTGGATATGGACTCGAACCGGAAGCTCCGGCCCTCAGACCTTCGGGGTGACCTGGGATACGTCGGCATCTATGACCAGATGCGCCTCGAGGATCCGGTTATCAAGGCGATCACCGCAGCGTGGACCCTGCCGATCATGCGGTCGGCCTGGACCGTCGAGCCGAACGGCGACGACCGACCGGCGCTCGAGCTCGCTGAGTTCGTCCAGGCGAACCTCTGGGAGTACATGCGTGGAGGCTTCTATGCCTTCATCGAGCAGGCAGTGACCGCAGTCTGGCGAGGCTTCTCGCTCTTCGAGATCGTCTTCAAGTTCGACAAGTCGATCGGGAAGATCCGACTAGATGAGCTCTCTCCGATGCTTCCTCGAACGATCTACGAGTGGGGCCGCTACCCGGACGGGCGATGGGGCTGCATACAGCAGGCGTACACGGGCGACCCTGACGTGGGACGGAGCCTCGCAGACTACTCGACGACCGCCTTCGGGCCAGACAAGCTCCTGCACTTCGCCTGGGATCCAGCCGGTGACGACCCGGAGGGCACCAGCATCCTTCGGCCCTGCTATGGCGGCTGGAAGAGCAGGCGCCTGTACCTCAAGCTCGAGGCCACCGGCTACGAGCGGGGCGCCTTCGGGATCCCATACGTCGAGGTGGACCCCGCAGCCAGGACAGGAGACAGCGCGACGGTCAACGAGATCCTTCGAGAGCTCAGGACCGGCGCTCGAGCCTGGGCGAGCTTCCCTCCTGGCTACTCGCTCAAGTTCGCTGACTTCCCGATGAAGGGCACGGACATCCGGGAGGCGCGTCGAGCTGCCGGGATGGATATGGCGCGGAGCGCCCTGGCTCCGTTCCTGTTCACTGGCGAGCCCGGAGCCGGGGGCGCCTATGCCCTGGTCAAGGGTCATCAAGATTTCTTCCAGATGGCGCTTCAGACTTGCGCGGACGGACTCGCCGCGCTGCTCTCTGATGGTCCGAACTCGCTCATCAAGCGTCTTGTTTCGATGAACTACGATGGGGTGAATGCCTATCCGTATCTCTCGCCAGGAGCGATCTCGATCGGAGATCCCGACAAGCTGGTCAAGGCGATCAAGGCAGCAACAGAGGCCGGCGTGCTGATGCCGGATCGTCAGATCGAGGACTCCGTTCGGTCAGCTCTGGGACTCCCGGAGGTCACCGACGGCACCCCTCCCCAGGCGAACGCCCCGATCGAGGTCGAGCCGGGAGAGCCCCCGCCCAGCCCACCGACTCCTGCGACCCGCAAGGAGCAGAAGGAAACGACGGACGAGCAGGACGAGAAGATCGAAGA